TCATGCTAAGTTATTAGGATATACACCCAGATCAGCATATGCTCCTAGAGCAAATGTAGATATACTAATTAATAATCCTACTGGTGTATTAAACGCAGATGGATCTTATAGATCAATGGTTATGAATAGGGGTACTATATTCAAGACTATTATTGATTCGAATACTTATAAATTCGTTAATACAAAAACATTAGCTATTCCAAGAGAAAATGGAATATATAAGTTCAATAATGTAGAATTAGTTCAAGGTGAATATAAAACAACCAAATATACATATGATAAAAATACAGCAGAAAAGTTTGTATTGCCTTTTGATAATTCAGTAACATCTTCATTAATTGTTACAGTAAAAGAATCTAAAACTTCTACTGATTTTGATACTTTTGTGTTATCTACAAACTTAGTTGATATTGTAGCAGATACTAAAGCGTATTGGCTACAAGAATCAAAAGAAGGATATTACGAAGTATATTTTGGTGATGGTATTATAGGTAAAAACTTAGTTGATGGTAACATTATTCAATTAGAATATGTTGTTACTGATGGTGATAAAGCTAATGGTGCTAATATTTTTACATTAGTTAATACTATTGACGGTAATAATGATGTAGATATTACTACATTATATTCTGCTTCAGGTGGATCACTTGGAGAAGATGCTGACTCTATCAAGTTTAACGCACCATTAGGATTTGTTGCACAGAATAGAGCAGTAACACCTGATGATTATAAAACAATTATTCAGTCAAACTTTGCTAATATCAGAGCTATTACTGTATGGGGTGGTGAAGATAATGATCCACCTGATTATGGTAAAGTATATATAACGATAGCACCAAAAGATACTGAGGTATTATCGTATTCAGATAAAGAGTATATTAAAGCTCAATATCTGAAACCAAAGAATGTTGTATCTATTACACCAGAGATTATTGATCCTACATATACATATATTAATCTAGATGTCTTTTTTAAATATAACCCTAATACAACTAATGATAATGTTGATGCACTACAAGAAAAAGTTAGGGTTACATTAGCAACTTATCAAGAAAATGAATTAAAGAGGTTTGATGGTGTGTTTAGGTATTCAACAGTATTAAGTCGTATTGACAATACTGATTTTTCTATTATAAACTCGTATGCTCGTGTATATATGAAGAAACGGTTTACAGCTGTTCTTGGTAAAGAAACTAAATATGAATTAAGATTCGCATCACCTATATTAAAATCAAGTTCTAATTCATCTATTATATCGTCTACTGAGTTTATATATCTAACAAAGACTTGTACACTTCAAGATACATTAGGCACAGATGGTGTTCGTACAATTAAAATTATAGCGGCTGATAATTCTATCCTCCATAATTCAGTAGGTTATATTGAAGAATCTACAGGTAAAGTTATATTAAATGGATTTGCTCCAGCATCTTTAATTGATTCTACTGTTGATTATATAGAAGTTACTGTACCCCCTAATTCGTATGATTTAGCACCTAATCGTAATGAACTATTAACTATATTAACAGATGATATTAATATCATAGGTGAAATAGATACAATGATTACTGGTGGTACAGCGGCTGGTATTAATTATACAACAACTTCTAAAGAGAAATAGGTATGGCTTTAAATCATAAAAGATTTAATATATCATCTGAGGTATCATCTGTATTACCTCAGCATATATCTAATGAATCTCCTGATCTTGAAGTATTCTTACAAAAGTATTTAGAGTTTATGGAGACTGATAATAAATCTTTATATTATCTAAATACTATAGCGTCTGCAAGAGATATTGATGAAGCTGATGATCATTTCTTAGAACAACTACAGAATGAAATAGGTCAAGCTATTCCAAGACAATTCTCAGCTGAACCTAGATTATTATATAAACATTTAACTGAATTATATAGATCACGTGGTACTATGGATTCTATTAAAGCATTCTTTAGATTCTTTTATGATGATGAAGTAGAGATATATTTTCCTAAAGATGATATGTTTGCACCATCAGATGGTAAATGGTTTTCACAAACTGATGATATCATAGCTAATCCGTCAAACTTTACTCCATCATATACCTATACATTAACATCAAATACTACTGTTATATCAGGTGTTGATGATAAATCTGCTATATTAACATTTGATGGATTATTAGTATATGTAGATGATGTAAGAAATACTGATTTTGTAACATCTGTTAAACCCAATACTGGGACTAATGAATTAGATTATTTCATTACTTTTCCTACTGCAATAGCTTCAGGTAAAGTTATAAAGATATATAATACAGGGGCTTTTACTACACATGATGGTTTCTTATCAAGTTATAAAAAGTTGCAAGATTCGTATTATTACCAAAAGTTTTCGTATGTATTAAGAACAGGATCTAATGCTGAGTTATGGAAGAATTCGTTTAATAGATTAATTCATCCTGCAGGATTTATATTCTTTGGTGAGATATTACTTACTATATATCTTAACTCAATATTAAGTTTAAATCAACCAGGTAGACAAGTTGGTGGACTTCCATTCCCTATTGTTATTCCAGTCACACAAGCGAAAGCTCAATTTGTTAAATATCGTGGATCTATATTAGCATCTTATATATTAAAAGAATTTAAATTCGAGCATCATTTCGGTGAGTTTGGACAGCGTGAATATTTTGATGCGTTTAAATTCAAGTTGAATTCGCCTATAAGTAACTGGAGTAATACTACATTCACTAATGTAACAAACAAAACAGTTGATGGTAATGTTGAAACTGAGATACATCAAGCTTTATATAATACAACAACAACACCAGATACATTAATATCATCTACTATTGTATAAAACTTATATAAATATACTTAGTAAATCAAGTAAACTAAAAGGTCACAAAATATGACAGCTATCATTACAAGCCAATTCAGATTAGATATGGCGAAAAAACTCATTACTGATGTAATCGCATCATCGTATTATTTGTTTATCGGTCGGTCTGAGCCATGGGCTAATGATGCCTCACCTGATACACCTTATGATAATCAGTATTCAACACATTTTGATGCTTATCAAAAGATGCAATCTATGAAATTAATTGCTGACGCTGATGTATCATACGCGTCAGTTAGAAATCAATGGATATCAGGAACGACTTATGACGAATATGATGATAGAGATGCTGCATTAGAATCCGCTGCTCGTAAATATTTTGTTATTACAGATAATAATAATGTTTATATATGTCTTAAATCTGGGGGTGCATCATCTGTATCACCTGATATTGGTGGTATTCAAACTTCAGGTATTATTAATTTCACTACCGGTGCTAATGTTGATGGTTATATATGGAAATATTTATTCACATTATCTACAGATGCATCTACTAAGTTTTTAACATCTGCATTTGTTCCAGTAACGTATTTAAGTACTAATCCAGGATCTACTTCTGATACAGCACTTCAAAATCAATGGGATGTACAACAAAATGCTGAGGATGGTGCTATATATAATATCAAAGTAACTGATGGTGGATCCGGATATACTTCAACTCCAACTGTTACTGTGTATGGAAATGGTGCCGCAGGATTCGCGGCTACTGCAACTGTATCAGGTGGTGTAGTTACTGGTATTATAATATCCAATTATGGATCTGGTTTCTCTGAAGCTAATGTAGTTATATCAGGTGGTGGTGGTTCGGGTGCTACAGCAAGAGTAGTATTAGGTCCTATAGGTGGTTTTGGTTCTGACCCTCGTAATGATTTAAGAGCTCATTTTGTAGCTCTTAACTCTAGATTAGTATATGCTGATGGTTCTGGTGACTTTATTATCGATAATGATTTTAGACAAATTGGCATTGTTAAAGACCCACATCTATACGGAACAACTACAGTAGCAACAGCAGATACTTTATCAACTACTAAATCACTGACAGTAGCTACTGGTGGATCATTTGCACTTGATTCTGAAATAGAAGGTTTAAGCTCAGGTGCTAAAGCTTTAGTAGATTATTATGATTCTACTAATGGTATTATAAGATATCATCAAACAGAAGATACTGGATTTAAAACATCCT